GATACAATATCTCCAGAAACATCAAAAGTTTCATTTAATGAATCGAATTTTTTACTTGAAGTATTCATGAGAAACTACCACTAAAACCAAAATCATCTCCAAATTCTATAAGATCATTATCAGATTCTGTTATCAATTTAACACCAGATCCAGATACATGATCTAAGATTGGAGTACCATACGCACCTCTTTCAACGTATAAAATATTCCCATCAACCTCTTTAATCTTTAATGTTTCTTCATTAATTGTAATGTAAGAATTTTCAGTTATTCCGGTCGAATTTTCGACTGAAACCTTACCTTCGGAAATTAATAAATCGTCCATAGTAATAGTTGTATTTGCTTCGGAATAACTCTTTGTTGCTTTAGCTTCAACTGTGTATGTAAGATCTCTTCTTCTTTCTTTTGCTTCTCCACCAGCAACAAATCCCATAGAAACCTTTTTGATAATATCTTTGGTTCCATCTGCAATTGGTCCAAAAATATAAGTTTTTGCGGTAAAGGACAGTGTATATACTAAAGCTCTTCTCTTATTAAAATCTCCTTCATAGTCATCATTCATTGAGATTGAATCTAAAATAACAGGAATATCTCTTTTTTCACCAATAGATTCAATTAGATCAACCGTTAAACTATATTGTGGTTGAAAGTATGGTAAAATTTGTTCAACTATCTGAAGCATATCATCATTAAATTGAGTCATTATGCTAAGTTCAAATTGCACATTATATGGAACAGGCATATACATTTTCTTTGCTTGTGTTCCATCTGAAAGTGGTTTTGAAAGAAAAACCTGAGTAGTAGTAACTTTTCTCGATGGATCATAACTTATCCCAGTCAATTCAAAAGACATTCTGGGAAGTGTTATTTGAGTTGATTTATTTAAATCGGGTTGCTGCTCAAGTCTTGCTAAAAATTTCTGAGTTGGTCCATACGCTAAAGGAACTTTCGTAACAGAACTTACATTCCCAGAGTTATCAATTTTTTTAATAGATATTTCATTAAAAAGAGAACCGAAAGAAATAACGGTTTTTCTTAAAATTTCGTTATAAAAATATTCAAACATCTTTAAATTTTTTTCTATTATAAACTATTTAACAATTTTTTTCTTAAGGATCTCCAAAAGGATTTCTTTGACTGAAATCTAATATTCCATCAGCTTCAATTTCTATATCTTTATTATCTGAGAAAGATTCATTAAATGATAATCTTTCATATGAAGTTTCAATTTTTAATTTATAAGAAGCACTTGATCCTTGTCCAACTACACTTTCACCTTGAACAAAGTCTCCAGTCAACTTATAAACTTTTAATTCATTTGTTGAGGAATTCCAAGACTTAACGAGTGCTTTTGTTCCACTAACAGATCCTATAACTTCTTCTCCTACTTTATATTTCCCACTTCCGCCCATATATGGATTGGATAGCACAATATTTGGTGCTACAGTATATCCAATACCAGCATCAATTATACGAATATGTGAAATTGTTCCACCGGCACTTACATATGCGCGAGCAACAGCTGTACCAATACCGGAAGGTGGTGGGTCAAAAATTACAGTTGGAGTTTCTACATAACCAGAACCTGGACTTGTAATTGTAATTATTCCTATAACACCATCCGCCAATTCTGCTTCAGCAACTGCTCCAGATCCACCACCACCATAAAGTCTTACAAGTGGTGCTTGTGTATATCCGTATCCAGTATTTGTAAGTTCAACTCCTTGAACTCTCAAGAAAGATGAGTCAGTCTCGCAAAAATCAACTATACCAGAAACCATTGTAGCTATACCTAAAGCAGTAGCATTTATTCCAGATGGTGACTTTGAAAACTGAACAGTTGGTGCGGATGTGTAACCAGATCCACGATTTATTACATTAACCTTTCTTACTCCAGTATTGAATATTGTACATGTAGCAGTTGCGGTAGATCCAATTCCAGACAAACGTAATGTCTGTATATATCCTTCGGATGAAACTGTTCCATCGATTTCATCGATTCCAGTAGCAATTGTTTCATTTCCATATCTGAACAATTCACATCTTAGTTCATAAACATAATTTTTTTGTAATTGATAAAATGGTTTTTCATGTTCTACATGCTTTATTTCAAATAACCTATCACCAAGTGGAAAATAGATTAAATCGCCTTCTTTAGGTCTACTTGATAATTTTATATTCTCCTTACCTTCTATTAGTGGTTTGATATAATTCTCGTATCTTTCTTTTGATATTATAAGAGTTAAATCATCTAAAGATTGAACCCCAAATTTAGACATTATATCACCAGCACCCTCATATCCATTAAAACTATCCACATACGCTTCTATTGGATATGCATCATTAAATTTGGACTCAATAACTTCCTTTATTACAGTTTTTTCTGTAATATATTTTCTTGGAATATAATGCACATCAACTCCATACATTCTTAAATGCTCATTGATCAGATCTTGAATCAGGTTTTGTTCTGATTTGGAACCTTGAAGAAAGAATGGATTTAACATTTTTTTATCATCCTATCATATCTAATGGTGGTAGTTCATAATCTGAACTCATCTTATCCATTAGAGAATCTATCTCTCGCTGAGCGTCATCATATAGTTGTCTTCCATTTAATTCTACACCACCAGGAAGTTTTACTCCTTGGAATTTAATTAAATTTTGACCCCACTGACGCTTTATTAATGAAGTTAGATATAACTTCAAAAATCTATCGTTCCATATTCTAGAAGAATTTGCAGGGTCAGCTACTACGTAACAATCTAATATTAAATATTTCCCCGGATCAACTGAAGCCCAATCAATATCTAAGTATAATTTCCCAAGTCTTTTATTAAATCTGATTTGTTTTTGAGTCGTTAATAACCAGTCAATATCTTCTAGATAAGTCTTAGTCATAGCATAGGTTAGCAACTCTGTTGCACCCCAATAATAAATATCATTTAAAAATAATTGATATTTCAAACTAAACATTCCACTGGAAATACTATTAGATCCCTCAAAGTGAAAAACTTTATTAATTCCTAAAACTGATTCTGGTACAGGAAGAAAGTTTGAATTTTCCTCATAATCATAGTTAATAGAGTTTTGGGTAACGGTTGTTGTTGTAATTCCAGAACTACCCTTTGCTCTATCAATATCTTGCTGAGTTATTTGATATTTTAAAAATGTTTGCTGAACACCATCAAAATGTCTGTCTTGAAAAAATTGAATAGCATCATCGACAAGATCATCTATTTGTTCATCGGCAACGTTTATTTCTAAAACAGGTGCGCCAAGTTTTCTTAAACAATAATCTATTAATTGTTGCCTTGATGCTGGTTTAGCCATTGCTGATTTCCTACTTTACTAAATTACTAACAACCTCTTGTTGTTTGTAGTATAATTTAACATAACACTTAGCAAAATTTCTCAACTGATCGATATCATCTATACTATCTATATCTCTAGAGATTTTTTCATATTCGAATAATTTATTCATGTTTTCTAACTCTATATCATTTGGATTCATACATAATGCTCCCTATCATGTTTTTTATTTCTGAAATTTCATTTTTTAATTTCAGAATCTCATCATACACATAATCTAATTTTCTTGACTGTTGCTCTTTAACATTTTTTAAGTGCATATATTGCTCATAGTCTCCAGACTTGGTACTAAGAACAGCACCAGTTTCTATATCTTTAATGAGATTTATATGACCTTCTACTTTTACTGGTTTCATATTATGCAAGTGCGATTACTCTTAAGTCTCTTAATCTAATTGGGTAAGTTTGATTTGTAGAATTACCAACTAATTTAATTCCAAAATTTCTAAACGATGGTAGATTATTAATCGTGAATTCATAATCTTTAAAAATCAATTCATTTGAAGCAAATCCAAATATATCAGTTTTTGGAACTTTTTGATCTGGTGTACCATCACTATTCTCCAAGTTGAGTACATTTCCATTAGAATCTAGATTAGCATATCCTGGGAAAGGATAGTATAACATTTCATCTTTTGCGTCGGACATAATTGCATAAAATGCTCTAAGATCACTAGCAACGTTTACATATGCGGAAACCAAAACTTTTATTGATGTTGCTGGAGTTTCTAATGTTATTGGCTTAGTTGCGTATACGAAAGAATGTGGATCATCTTTTAATGTTGAAGTTCTTTCATCGGTTATATAATTTGAAACTGGATTATTAATCCTATTTGAAGTTAGAATTAAAGCAACTCTTTCCAAATCAATAACTGGTGATAATCTACTATCAGTTGTTGATAAGTTGACTGATAATGTTAGTGATTTATCACCCTCAAGATCTTGTCCAACTACATTTTGCAATTCATTCTCCCTAGAACATATTAATCTAGGTGATGTTAGATATGTTGTATCATTCATTGCAATTTGCTGGAAACCTTGATCAACAAAAGATACTTCAGATCCTCCAGCACTTTGCCCACTAACTGATCTTAAGAAGCATTCTGCGCCAGTTCCATTCAGAACCATTGTCTGAACTATTGGTCTAACAATCTCATATTGAATGTTTTGACTAGCCTCAATAAATGAACCTCCAGTAGACTTTTTGAGATTAAAGTGTAATTCTGGTAAAGACTCTGGACTTGATGATCTATCAACTCCATTTGTATTTGTATCTACTCTAATATGATAATAATCCAGGTCTATTGGATTTGAAACTGTAACATCTTGTAAATAATGTAATTTATTAATTCTTCTTAGAGAAATTCCAGCTAGTTCATATTTTCTAACATCGGTTCCTGCATCATATCCATATGCTTTTGTTCCATCTACTTGACGAGTTACGCCCGTCAAATTATTTCCAGAGATTCCTGTATATGCAATAACTTCATCCCCAATTAGAACAAATCCCGGATTAGTTGAAGAAATTCCAACATTTTCAAAGGTTGAGAATAAACTTAATCCAGTTGTTGGATTTATTCTTAGATTTGTTAATGGAATATCTACGTTTCCTGTAGATGGATAATTTGCGGATAGTTCAGTTTCTGGACTATCTGGCGAAACTTTTGATAATGCTACAACATTTTCAGATGCGTGCATTCCATGATTTAAGTGATTTACTTTAATATGTAATCCATCATTTTCTACAACTGAAGATACAATCTTTACATCTCCTCCAGTTGCTGCATTTATATCAGTTGCAATTCCCGCTGATGTTACATATTGCATTGTATATGCAGCACCAACTCTAAAAGTTCCTTGAATTTGATCAACTACGATTTCGTTAATTCCAGATATTTCGGATACCGATATTCTTAAATTTCTTCCTAGAGATTGTGTACCTATAGATTCGGCAGTTAGTAAATCTCCAACAGAATATCCAGATCCACCTAGAACAATGGTTGCACCAATTGCAACTCCATTTTGTACTGTTATATCCGCAGTTGCATTTTTTCCATTTCCAGTAACTGATGTTAGTGGAACATCAAAGAAGGTAAATGCCCCCAGTGATGGTGTATACCCGATTCCAGAATTAACTATGGTTAAATTATTTGTTGCAATTCCTGCATTGGAAACATAGTTTCCTTGTCCATCAGAACTTTGCTGTTTAATTGTGTTTCCAATAACTAAATTAGCATCCGTTATTGTTTTATCTAAAGTAAATCTAACTCTTTTTGATGATATTTCTAACGCATCCTTTGCGAGAACTGCAACTTGACTATTTCCTCTTTTAAATTCTGGGTTATAAAAATTTATATTTCCAACATTACTTTTAAATGAAGCTCTGTTTAAAATGAACTTCAAATCCATATCCTGTTGTGGAGTCCACGTTTGTCCATTCTGTGATAAGAATAGAGATCCTGTTAAAGGTTGTGACGTTACAATTACTCTTTGTGAATCATCATCGTTTATATAAGTAACATCTTCAGATCCTAACTTAGCAACCCATACTGTATATTGTTTGCTATTTGATGTTAATACTAGTGTATGAAATTTTTCACCTTCAAGATAAACTGGTGAACTAAATTTAAATTTTGTTCTAACCGTTGCATCTGGACTTGTAAAAACATCACCTGGTTCTAATGTAACTCTAGAAAATGGGTAAACTTCTGGTAATGGAATACCAAGTTTCATTGGTCTTAGTTCTGCAGTTACCGGCAAACTAGAATCTTTTGAATAAAAATAGACCTCAACAGAAGTTGCAAAAAACCCTTTCGGGTCTGATACATAAAAAGATTGTGCTAAAGGATCAGTTAGCTTTATAGACATTTTACTAAGTTACAGATTAACAAAACTTTTTAACTATTAATATTATTTATTTGATTTAAGGGAATCGATTTCAGTTTTCAATTCCTTTATACATTCAACTAAAACCGGTATCATTTGAATATAATCAATTGATAAGTATCCATCATCTTCTTTAATTACCATTTCCGGAAATTCTTTTTGAACTTCCTGGGCTATGAGCCCATACTCATAGCCCGTTTTTCCAGTTAGGTTTTCCATCGTATCATTCCACTTATAAAAAGTTCCATTAATTTTTAATACTTTATCTAAAAAAGTCATTAATTAATCAAATATTCATCAATCTATTTAGAGCATTATTAATTATCATAATGTTCATCTTGAGATTCATATCACTTCTTCTTCCGCCGCCGCCTCCACGGCCACCGCCGCCACCACTAGGTGCTGGTCTTGGTGGAGATGGTGGGTTGCGAGGTGGTGATGGTGGTGGTGGTGGTGCTGGTCTTGGTGGTGGGTTATTTACCCTTGCTGGTGGATTTGGTCTTGGTGGTGATGGTGGTGAAGGTGGTCTTGGTGGTCTTGGTGGATCAACTCTACGTGGTTCCTCTCTACGTCTTACTGGATATCCTCCACCTATTACTCTATTCTGATTGGCTAGTGGTAGTGGCCTTGGATTTGGATCCGGTCTAGCATTTCTTCTATTATTCTGTGCTGGAGGCATGAATTGTCTTATTGGGCCATTTTGTAGAGGTAGTTTTCCTACAGGATATCCTCTATCTTCAAACTTCTTCTCACCTCTTCTGGTTACTCGCTTAGAAGCTTCTGGATGTTGTGTTGCAACTAATGTTGCACCATGCTTCCAAAGTTGTAGACCACCTTTGTTATAGAATCCATAATCTGGATCATTTGGACTAATAACGTCAATAACGTTACTCTTACCCTTCTTAGCAGCCTGTCTTGCTTTCTTAGATGTATCTACTACTTTAATAGTACCATCAACTTCCTGTTTGACTTTAATCTTAGTTGATTTATCTTTACCACCAGTTGGTCTAACTGGTTTACCACTTCCTGGATAATTTCTTGGTGGTTTTGGATATCCAGCTGCTTTGAAAGCTCTATTAGCTGCTTTTCTTCCACCATTTCTCTTAATTTTATCAAATGTTAATAATGCAGTTTCACCCTTTCTTCTTCCTCTCTTATAAGTGTATGGTACATACCATACTGGAAGAGCTCTTCCTTTTTTATCGAAGACATAAGTAACCTTAGCAACTTTTTTCTGTTCTTCGGTAAGAGTTTCTGGATTAACAACTCTAACAACTTCTGTTTCTCCACCAGGTCCAACTGCAACTTCTCCAACGTTAGGATCATCATCTGTACCTTCTCGATCTGGTGGTGTTACTGGTGGAATAACAATTGGTGGATCTGGCTCATCATCATCACCACCGCCACCGCCACCAGGTGGTGGAGTAGGAATTTCTGGTTGTGGTTCTGGTTCAATAGTTGGCGGTGGAGGCGGCTTAATATTACCAACAATTGCAGTGGAAACAACAAACGGTTCGCCAATTTCAATAGCTGGTTTAGTTTCTGTTACTGTAGCAGTGACTACTTGAACATTTCTAACTGATAGTACATTTTCTTGAGTTGTTCTAACTTGACCTTCTGCATGGAATTTTTCTTCAGCTCCACATGTTGGAATTCCACCAATTGTTACATTATCTGCTTGACTTGTTAATCTAAAAATCTTAGTACCAGTTTCAAACTTTGGATTACTTGGTACATTTGAATTGGGGACATGGAAAGATCCCGCAACTTCACCAACATAATCGGTTATAAGTCTTATATCAGTGACCGTTGCTCTAGCTCCACTAGTTTGTCCAACTAAGGTCATACCTACAGTTACGTAACCATAATAATCACCCTGTGGTTGATTTGAAAGTGAGAATGTATCAACGTTTAATATTCTGGAAGTAGTCGAATATGATGTTGGAACTAATTCGGAATTTCTATATGGATTAGTTGAATAGAAATTAGTTGGTACATTAAATGGACCAGATTTATGATTTGGTGCTGCTACTCTAAATTGAATATATGGATTTTCAACTCCACCAACAACAGCACCATTTCCAGCAGCTGGAGTTTTTATTTGTAATGATTTTACGGTTTCTCCAACTTGGAAAACTCCAGAAACCATTTGAATTTCTAAAAGTTTTGGAATACAGTAATTTGATACTGCTATCTTATCAAAGAATGGATATACTCTTGTAAGTGGTTTTAATTTTTTAGCAATAAATTCAATGTTTCTAGACCTCATTGTTTTAACGAAGTCTGTACTTATTATTCCTGCACCTAAAGAAACTTTATTAAATGCTTCAATTTCCTTTTCAGCAAATCCTTGCTTAACAGATGTTCCAGTCTTTTTAGTTGCTGCTAATGTTTCTCTAACAATATCATACCCTTGAAGAGTATCTTTAGTTCCTTTTGGAATCTGTTCACTTCCAGTCCAAGTGGTTTCCCAAGCATTCCAAAATACGGGACCAAATCCAGATTGCTGGTTAAATTGTTCTTTTGTTAATTGTGCTTGCGTCTTAGTATATTTTCCTTGAATATCTACAACATTTGGTTCTAATTTTACTTGGTCTACCCATGTATCAGATGTTGGAATTAATTCAATGTTTCCTGCATAATAAACATCTGCATAAGAAGCTACTGGAACAACATCAGTTGCATAACGCTGTGAAATTTCTACAACTTCATCATAATCCAGAGTTATTACATTTCCGGATTTTTTAACATTTTGTCCTATTAAATTTGTATCAAATCTATAGTCTAAGTTAATTGGACTTGTTATATCAGTACCAATTCCAATTGATGAAAATGTACCTAGTAGTAAATCTAGTTCTGTAGTGAAAGGTGCTGCTCTTAATTCTCCGGTTTTAACATCTATGCAATTTTTTACACTAGTAACTTTTAATTGTGTTGCAGCACTCTCAAAATTATCTACAAAAAATCCAGATTTAAATCTATTCAGTCCATTAGAATCTCCAATGAATAGATTTGAAGTATCTGATTCTAGTAATGATAGTGATGTATAATACTCTAGGTTCTTTATTCTATCTTCAAGTTTTTTGATATCTTGCATTTGATATCTTTTATATTCAGCCAATGTTACATTGGCCAAACTTACATCAGGTAAATATGCGGGTAAAGAAATTGTCGCAATTTCTATTGCATCAGATTTACCTGTTGGTAAAGTTGGGTTTTCTGCAGGTTCGCCTTTAACTAAATGGAACTGTCCTGTTCTGTCTAAGAAAATTCTATCAATTCTTGGTAGATAATACGAATAATCTAAAGTTATTAGTTCATCTGATGCTAAAATATGTTCAGATGAGTTATTTGATGCATCAAAAGATCTTCCAAAAAATTCAAATGGAGATCTCTTACCTGTAGATACTACATATGGATCAACTCTTGGTCTAATATCAAGAATATCTGCGTTACTAACTCCATCTATTTTTGGAATATCTGTATAATCATAATTCTGATAAGAATTTACAGTAGTAATGTCTGCATTATCAGAATCACGATATGAAGCATATTCAAAAACGATTTTTAGTTTTTTGGTAGGAGGTGGAGCAGATTGATTTCGTACTATTCTAGAATAATCGTATATTGTGTTTCTATAACCAGAATCTAATGTATATTTTGAAGTTATATCTAAATCAGAACCTATTAATTCGACAATATCAGCTTTTACACGACTTTCTCTAAATTGAACCTTTTCACCGACTCTAAAAGTTGCTGTGTTTAAGTATGCAAATTCTACAGTTAAAGCATCTGAGACTTTTACGAAAATACCTACAGCACCACTGCTTTCTCCAACAATTTCTTCACCAACAATTAAATCTGCAGTTGTTGATGATGTCCCGTCTAGATTTAATAATCTTAATTTTCTTAAATCTGGTTCTAAAATATTATCAGATTCATATACCCCAAGTATCTTAGTTACATCTGGATAATTTAAACTTATTTCCTCATCTTGTACTCTAGTTCCATATGGATAATTACCATATGTTAATCCATCATTTAAAGTTGTAGTTCCTATTCCAGAACCAACATCTCTTGACTTATCTACAATTATAGATGCTACTTTATTTCTTATTTTAATTTTGTTTCTAACGTTTGTTTTTTCTAGTGTTGCTACTAAAACTCCAGTTGTGTTAGAACCCAAACCTAAAATAGTTAGTTCTTTAAATCCATTTCCAAAAGCAAATTTATCTTCTGTTAAAGTTTCAAAAGTACCATCATCTCTTGTTAAGATATACCTACCAGCATCAAATGGTAAAAACTTAAAATCTGTACCAGATGATACTAAATTGGTTACTCCGCCAGTTATAGTAATTGGATAAGTTTTTCTTACAATTAGTGTTGAGTTTGTTAAACCAACGGTGGATATATATTTTTTGGGTAATAGTGTATATAATGTATTATCAGTTGATCTTTGTAAAGCTGGCGCTATTTTTCTAAAGTCACTTGGAGTTATTTGGGATGCAGGTAATGCACCTTCATTTATTCCAGTTACTGTTGCTACGCCAACAATGTTTATAGCCTGAACTGATACTTCTGTTACCTTTGAATATACTATTGTCGTTGATGATGGATTTGAATATGCGCAAATATCACCAACATTAAATACTTTATTCAAATCTACAGTGGTTGAGGTTACTGTAGAAACCCCTGCCGATGCTGGACTAATGGTTACTTGTCCAACTAAGGTATTTGAATATAATTTTGTATCTGCGCAAAAATAAGTCGCATTAGAGTTTACACCATAAAGTGATTTAACATCTGATGTTGAATATTCTTTTACTACTCTAGTTACCCTTGGATTCTCTACTCCATTGAAAAATAATTTCTCACCAATACTGAATCTACCACTAATGTTGTAAGCTGTTAAAATTCCAGAATTAGTTGTAGAGTATCTTAAGTGAGCTGTAGCGCCACTGGACTTTCCTTTAATGCTCGTTGGTATTGGTAAAGATATTGGTTCGTTTAATGTTAGTTCTGTATATGGTTGAACATCATATAATGATACATCCCACTCATTAAGATTAGCGTTTGTTGCATTATAACTTCCGGTTTCTAATTCATAATCATATACTCTAGCAACACCAATCTCCTTTCCAGGGGCTAAAGTTTGATCAGATGCACTTCTAGAATCTCTTAAAGATACGTAAAAACTAGTAGTTATTCCTAGGGTTGGGTAACCATAAACTCTATTAACTACAAAAGTTGGTCCAGTAAGATAAGTTATACTTTGTTCGGTTAGATCTTTGGTTGTTCTTGGTTTTTGAAAGTCTAGAATAGATGGAGCTACTGTTTCAACTTCATATCCTTGTATATAAGCTTTTAATGGTGATATTGAATATACACCAAGAGAATCCGATGGAGTTTGTCCTAATAAAGTTGATTGACCTTCATTGAAAAGTCCATTATTACCTTTTCTATTATTAAGGGAATTTCTTACAGTTAGTGACGGTGGTTTTACATAGAAATTACCAGCCTGATCAAAAGTTCTTCTCGCAAGTTCATCTGCTAATCTAGTATACTCTGTAGTTCTGTTTTGATTCTGAAGAACTCCAGATCTAACCTCTAAGATTTGTACGAAATTTTTAAGATCTTTCTTCTCGTTAACGTCTAATTTTACTAATTCAATTTCTATTTGAAGTCTATCAGCACCAGGAGCTGTAAAATTAGGATACCCCTGAGCATTATCAAGCAAATCATCATTTTCTGCAAACGTATCTATAGACTCATAGATATAAAATCCAACTTTATATGATGGTTGTGTGCTATACTGATCTAATAATAAAGTTTTTGCTGGAGCTTCAACGAAATGACCTCTAACATAATAAGTTCCAGCATTAAGAATAACTGCAGAACCCATTGCATTTGGGTTTGATGCAATACATTTTGCAAATCCAGATCTTCTGGGTACTACTATAAGATTATCTAAACTTTCTACAAGTCCATCTGGACTATCTCCAGGATCACGATCTAATGCAGATCCTGTTTGAAATCCAGATTCTGATAGTAGATCTTCTCCAGGAATGAATCCTGTAAATCTTGATGAAGTGGAATTTGACGAAAGATATGAAAGATAAAAAGTATCATATCCTCTTTCAGAAGAGGAAGCTGGTAAAAATGCTTCAACTCTAGCTCTAACTCCACTTTTAGATCCAATAATAACAGTATCTAATAACTCAGCTGCATATTCTATTAAACTTCTACTATTATAAGAATCTTCTACCTGAACACATGCAAAATTATTAATATAATTAACTTGCCCACCACTAATTGCTGTTCCTTCTTTGAAGAAATGACTAGCAAATTGTTCAATTTGGTTTTGTAATATTGACTGTAAAGTTGTTAATTCTCTTGCCTGAACAGGATATCCAGGTTTAAAAAGAACCCTATAATAATCTTCTGTTCTATCAAAGTCGTCAAAATAGGGAGCAACGTTTAAATTAGTTTCCTGTGGCATGGCTTATTAGAATTGCAAAACAACCTTAATGTCTTCTTTTTGACTCTTAGACCTT